GCGCCTTTCGCTCTTGGGTCTACCATTACTCTTCCTCTTCTACGAATAGGATATCCTGTTCTGTTAATATTACATAAAAGTCGTCTCCAACTTTTAACTTTCTCTGTGCAGCGTGCCATTCAAAATACACGATGTCACCTATTTTTACCTCGAATGGAACTTCAATTCCAGTCTTAGTTAATCGACCGTAGTCACCCAACCCCACGACCTCACCACTATTATCAAGTCTCCGCGATGAATCAGGAATAATAATCCCTCCACTCGTTTCTTTTGACTCGACCTTACCACGTTTTACCATGATATTGTTTTTAATTGTTCGCGGAACGCTATCTACTTCGATATAATCACTTCTTACTTGCGCCATATTTCTCCATTAAATAATTGCTATACTCACTGGTGTACTCCTCGTAATCAAGGTGCTGTCCACCAAATCCTCCATGTTCATCACAAAAATCTAACCATTGTCGCCTACAGAAACTCTCAAACTTATCTAAGTCTGAGGAATCTATAAAATCTAATACTCTTTTTGCTTTGTTCATTCTAAAACATCTTCTCCTGTTTCTTGCTGTCATTCTAACCTACTTATGTTATCTGTCTTTAAGACTTCGATCTTGTCTAATAAGGGGTGAGTCCAGCCATGTGATACTATATAAGTATTCAGACCTTCTTCTCTTAATAGAACTTCTACCAATTTTTCTCTTCCTTGTTCGTCTAATACGTTTATGACTTCATCAAGAAAGAGAACGTTTATGCGGCTTTTCGATATACTACTCATCAATTTTCGTATAGCGATTAAAGTCGCTGTATTAACTCGGGTCAATTCTCCACTACTTAGTGCAGTAATATCAATTATGTTTCCATTGTCTGTAACCTCTACATTTAACTTGTCATTGGTTACTACGAAATTGATGCTAAATCGCCCATCACTTAATTCTGCTAGATAATCGTTTGCTAAGTCTTCCAACTCCTTTACCATATTCTCGATCTTGTAGGCTATAAGACCGTTGGTGGAGAAAGCTTTTTTAAGGACTTCTATGTGCCCTGCTTTTTCTTCGACTTTAGATAACTTGTCCGTAATTCCCTCAAGTTCTGTTTCAAACTCTGCTGTTTGTTCGAGGATAACTTGGACTCTTGTGTTCTTTTTTGTTCGTTCTTCATTTTCTGTTGCTATTTCCTGTATCTGCGATTTGGCGTGAGAGATTCTCTCTTTCAAAGTTGTGATCTTCTCTTGCAAATCATCAGCATTATGTACTTCTGTAGGAAGGTCTCTATCAACTCTAGAGTAGAGGTCTTCAAACTTGTTCTTTTCTTCTTTATACTTATTATAAGTATTTTTCTCTGCTATTCGAGACTGTATCTCTGTGTCTAGCAGTTCTACTTGTTCCTTATGACTTTCTACTTGTTCTCGTGCTTCTAATATCCACCTCTCTACGAAATTTTCTGTAATTGGTTGTTCACAAGTAGGGCAAGTGCCTTCTAAGTTTTTATACTTTTCTTCTTTCTTTTCCCACTCAGAAACATATCCACCAACTCTACCTTTCTTAGAAATTAAATCATCAAAAGACTCGGGTTCTTCTAAACCACTTTGTATTAACTTCATATCCAGCTGAGCAAATAGTTGCTTATATGTATTATTTTCGTTAATTTTTTGATTTTTTTCGGAAATATTTTCAAAGTCTACTAATAAATTCCTTAATCCTTTCTCATCTTCTTCCGAATATTCAGGTAATTTTATCATTGGAAGTATGGTACTATCATCCAATTTATTGTCATTTAACCATTTTACAATAGTTTTTGATTTTCCATCTAGCTCTGCTAATTCCTGACCTGAAGTCCTTGCGAGCTCACGAAAAACGTCATAATATGCGACATAGTCTTCTAAATTCAATAAATCTATTAGGAACTTCTTCCTATTAGCGTCTGTCGCGGTTAAAAACTGTAGAGAGGCATTTGTATTTTGATATACTAATTGAGTAAATGTTTTAAAATCTAATCCTAATATCTGCTCTACTGTTTTATATGTGTTCGTAGCAGTATGACTGCTTATATCTTCTGCACCTTCGAATAACTTAACTTTTATACTTCCTCTACTTCTTCTTACGTCTATTGAGTAGTCTGTATCTTCTACTGCAAAAGAGAGTTGGATATTATATCCTGCGTTTACAAATCTATTTTGTATGTCTGCTTTTTTGATGCCTTTACTATTTTTGTTGTATAAGGCTTCTTCGATAATAAGTGGAATGGAAGACTTGCCCATGCCATTGGTACCCACCAGTTGAGTGAGAGTACTATTGTTAAGATTAATATTGTTGTCTTTTCCATAACTAAAGCAGTTATCCCACTTCAGCGTTTTTAGAGTGATCATGAAATATTCCTAATATTTGTGTTACTGTTTCGTCCTTTAATTCCAGAATATAACTAAGATACTCTGCGAGCTCCTCTTCCATACTCATTTCTGAATCGAGTATTAGAGTAGCCTCTGTTTTTCTCTTTACTACTTTTTTATCAAGTAGTTCAGAGTTTTTAATAAGTGAAAGATCGGCAACATCGCCTTCTAACTCATAGATCGTATAGTCATATGTAGTTGGGATCATGGCGTCAGGGTCAGTCACCGTCTTTCGTATTAATTGTGGCAAACTAAATTCTTTCCACTCCCATTCCCAACTATCTTCATCAATTAAAATATACCCTGTTTTCACTTTAGTTCTGTGAAATTGAGTAGACATTGGACTACCTGGGTAGACAATGTTTAATTGAGTATTAGAATGACTATGTAAATCTCCAGCGAACACTATGGGAAACTGTGCTAACTTATTAAGATCTATCTCGGGAGAGACGTGTGGTGGTATAGAACCTCTTACATGAGTAAATAGTGGTTTCCTAATGTTTAAATCTAAGACAGGATTCCACTTTCTATGTAAGTAGCAATAGGGTAGGATACTGTATTCTTCATTTACCACTATTTCATCTATAACCGTTACCAACGGATTTAATCTCTGGGTTGCCGTTTTGAGCTGCGTAAAGAAGGTCTTATTCTTCTTTGTAGCTTCATGGTTACCATCAAAAATAATTGTGGGAACCTTTACCCTACTAATAAAGTCGAAATACAACTCTAATTCAGGCATTGAGGGGAGTCTATCAAATAAGTCTCCCCCAATGATATGCAAACTGACTTCTTTCTCAATCTCTTGGATTTGAGAAAAGAACTCATGATATCGGTCTGTAGCCCATTTTACTGGTACATTCTTCTGTCCGAGTTTAATATGCCAATCTGCAGTAAATAAAATCATGCTATCCTACGAAGTTGTCTCCAGGTTGCCATTCACAGCCTGTAAGGCCTCCAGCTTTTAAAGCTTGGAGTGTTCGTAAAACTTCCTCAGCATTTCTGCCTGTATCTAGCGCATTAACTGATACGTGTTGAACTATACCGTTCGGGTCAATGATATATGTTGCTCTATAATGAACTCCATTTTCATCATCAACTATGCCTAATTCACTACCTAATGGTAGTCCTGAATCGGCTGCTAAAGGGTACTCAATACCTGATATAAGTGGGTTATTCTCTTTCCATGCGAGTTTACAAAATTCATTGTCTCCACTCACGCCAACAACTTTAGCTTCATCAACTAAACTGTTAAACGCGTCTATTTCTGTAGGACATATGAAAGTAAAATCTTTCGGATAAAAGAACATTACTGCCCATTCATCAGTTATATCAAGATTAGATATATAACCGAGTGTGTTATTTTTCTCACACGTCTGCATCATAAAATCTGGAAATTCTTCTCCAACTGTTACCATTTTTGTTCCTCTCCTTCTGAAAATTCTTTAGCAACTTCAGCATCAGGTTCATCATTACCACCTGACCTAATTCTATCTAATAGTTCTTTTTGAGCGTCAGCACTTGGTCTAGGCAGAACTTCGTCCATAGACTTAAGTTCTTCTATTAGTGCAAGCTCTTCTTCGTCCAACGCTCTAGTTTTACATCTAAGTACTTGTAATTGGTACTCAACGTTAAAAGCCATTGGACCAGTCTTTACTCTCTTAAAGTGTACGTCCCACCCTGTTTCAGGATCTGTAGGGTCGCCAAGGTCTTCTGCAGCAAGCATAACTTGCTCCAATAGTTTTTTCTTTAAGTTGAGTACTTTGACTTGTTTGTCTTTTGGGTCAATACATTGTATTGCGTATGACCAACCGCATTTCATTTCAGGGTTATACTGTCTAACCCAATCTTTCTCTTTGTTATCGAAAGTTTCTGTTGCGCGATTAAAACCAAGACACTCCATAGGAATGTTCTTAGCGTTTTCGCCTTTAACCCAATATACATATCTTGGAAGGATATCTCCTACCATTCTTACAACGTTATCGCCGTCTTGATATTGGAATTGATTTATGGAAGACTTTTTAGCCTTTCCTTCTAGTTGTGCAAATTTTAATGCCATTTATTTCTCCTTTTGGGACTTCTCAT